TTTACCAAGTCCGTAAAGGAAACTATCTTCGGTTTATTTTGTTTTGGTTTTTTATTGTTCATAAAGTTCGTTAGAAAAACTGTGCTGAGTTGAAGTGGTTTCCCATATATAAATATAAATATAGATGGGGGTTGCTTTCCTTTTTCCGCCAATAATTCTAAGTTCCTGGCAGTAAAACACACACTTAACACACACATAACTGAATAATTGGCAGATAACAGCCAAAAAAAACGGTTGTAATAACCGTAGTTACTGCAATTATAAAAAATCCATAAGGAGTCTGTATCAAAAATATTATTTAAGGGAATAAAAACAAATATTATATTGTATTCTCTACAATAATACTTCTATCACTCTTATTTTGTCTGTTCTTCTTCAGCTTCCTCACAATAATATATTGTTCCTTATCATTACCTAATTGAAACCCTTTAGACATTGCGTCAACAACCCTTAATAATTCAATTTCATTGTTTTTAATGGTTTTAGCTTGTTCCTGGTCAATATGATGTAATTTAGAATTATTTAACATTTTATATATATTATGTATTGACTAATATTGTACATTTGATAATGTTAGCTATAACATAATAACAAGGAGTATATATTATGAAACTACATCATACAAAATACAAAAAGAACTATTGGAATTATATCCTTAGTACTATTGAAACTGACAACGATGGTCAGCCATTAACAACTGATAAAGACAAAGAAAAATATTTGTTTGATCGTTTTTATCAGGAATACGGCTTTGCCATTCCTCGCAATGGTAAACAAAAAGCAATGAGTGAATGGCTTTCAGGTCTTGCTTTAGATTTACCATATTATCATCAAGATATAATCGATCTTGCTGTAAAAATGGGATCAATAGACCCTAATCCTAGTGATAAGTTATACGAACAAATCACTCAAAATTATTGGTCATTCATGGCTAATATTATTTTAACATTTGAGCCAAAGGAGTAACAATGTCAAAAAAATCTAGTTTAGAATTATTCTTGCGTAAATATCCTAATCAGTGGCACTCCTACGCACAAGATTATAAAACTAAAAACCAAGTTAAAAAATTATTAAATAAAAATCTAAAAGGTAAATTACCTTTTTTAATTATAACTAATACAAATCAAATGTATTTTGAAATCAAGGAGTAACAATGAATAAATATAAAATTTCTTTTAAAAAGCCGTCTAAAGTAGTTTTATGTGAAATTGTTGAAGCTGAGTCATTACTAGACCTAGTAAAACAAACTAACAAAATACTCACTAATAATTCAATTAAACAACCAATTTATTTAGACGAATTAGTAAAAATTGAGGAGATTAATAATGAATAAATATCAAGCTTTTACCGTTAGCATTAAAGACGGCAGCACTTATTGGCAAAATAAAATAGGATCAATAAACGAAGTAATTAATCATGCTAAAAAATTTACCAAAAGAAAAGCAGATTTAATTATTTATAATATTACTGATTCTAACAATTGCGTATTTGTTAAACATATTTCACACAAGGAGCTTAACAATGAATAATATAATCATTAAACCATTTAACACAATTAAGAGTGTAAACGGTCAGACAACTGAACACTTTGTTAATCAAGATAAAATTATTAAACTTCGTAAATATCTTAATAACAATGGTTTTAAGTATAACTGGCAAGAAATATCACCAAATACTGAATTTAATTTAAATAAAATTAAAAAATATCTTAATGATAATGGATTCATTGTGATAAAAAATCCTAGTATTAAGGAGTAGTAATGACAAAAGATATGTTTAATACAAAAGCTTTAATAAAAATTATTAAAGCAAGAAAAAGAAAAGATTATAAATTTCTTTTTAAAAAATCATTAGAATTAAATATGATTTGTTTCACTAGACTTAATAAACTTAAACAATATGATTTAGTATCTACAATCGCTGATTTTAACGATTGTTCTGACACAAATGAATGTGATCATTTATTAAATGAGGAGTAATAATGAAACACAATGAATTAAAAAAATTAATGAGTTCGCTTGATATTAGTCAAGCGGACTTATGCCGTATATGTTTTGATCAGGTTACACCCTCCGATCGTTCAATTGTTTCTACTTGGTTAAGCGGTAGAAAACCAATTCCTAGATGGGTAAAACAAGTTTTAAAATATTATAAGGAGTCAAAATGAGAAAAAAAACACCGCAAACAAAATTAGCTTATCATAAAGACGCATTTTTATTAACTTATATTGCTAGTATTCTTGGAGAATGTACCGCAATTGCTGATAATAATGTTTCTTTTTCATATAAAGATAAACCTGATTATTGTTTATTTGTTGATCGTATTGCAGTTTTAATTGTTGAAGAACAATTTGACGATTCAAAAATTTTATATGCAATAATTGGTTATCTTAATTATCATAATTTTCATTACGAAATTATATAAAATATTTTAGATAGTCAGGATTAATTCCTGGCTATCAATGAATCGTAGGTTTAGTTGTTATACTTCGTTCAGTTTCAAATTGTTTTACAAATTCTTTTATTTCTCCTGCACTTTCAAAACTTGTAAAATGTGCAATTAATTCAGGTTTATTTGTTATTTGATTAGTAATTAAATAAAAAGTTACAAAAGCATCATTGTTTAATAATTCTTCCTCAAACATTTTATTTACTCCATTCTATTTCAAATTTTTCACCTTTATTATTTGTTAGTGCTAATTTATTTTGATCACTTCCAAAAGTTTTTGGACTTAATTTTGATGCTAAAAACTGTTTATGCTTAACAAAAATATCTAAAGCTTTAATGCTATTGAGATTAACCTTTTTATCGTTAGCATCTTTTATCATATCCTTGCATTGATCCTCAACAAGATCCAAAGTAAAATGAATACCATCACTTTTAGCTTGTTCGTATTGCTCTCTTAATTCTGGTTTATCTGCCATCCATTTTCTAAATGTATTCCAAGATAAATTTTCTTTTGCTATTGCTTTTCTAATACTTTCACCAGTTGCAAGAGCTTCAAGAATTCGTTTAACAGCATTCCTAGATTGATTAAATTTAGGAGGTCTGCCGGATGTTTTAGTAATCTTATTCATAATTTTAAGAAAAATTTATCTTTGTGAAGATGAGTAATATTTACAAGTATTTTTATTACTTGGTAAAGTTGTATTAAAGTTATCTTTTTTTTTATTATTTTTTAAAAAATCATTTTTATTCATTAAGGCATATAATGGTGCATTGCAACTTGGCAAAGTTCCAATACTTGTAATAGTTTTAACTTTAAAAAATTTCATAACTTTAAGAAAAAAACAAACTTCTTCGAGTCTATTAATAAAATAGAGTATAATTGGCAAAACTGTCAATAAAAAAAAATATTTTTTTTAATCGTACTTCGGAGCAATAAGTCTGTGTATTTTTTGTTTTTCTTTCAAATTAAAATTTTGTTTTATTTTGGCAATAATGGTCATTAATAATTGGCTATATTTATTTTTTACTTTTCGTCTATCAAGAGCAGTATATCGTCCAATTTTAGACCAGGAAAGTCGTTTTGACCTTAACCAAATTATTTTGCGATCTTCATCGTTATTTATTAATTGAATTAATTTTAATGCTAATTCCCATCTTGATATATTACGAGGAGATAGACCTATTTTTATTTCAGTATCACCGTAATTAAGCCAATCTATCCGGTTTATATCCATCCAAAAGGTTAATTTTTGTTTACGAAGTGCGTTAGGCATTCGTAAATCCGTTAAGTACGCATCATAATACAATTGGTCTAAATCGTGTTCAGTTATCCGCATAAGTGTTTTGCATAGGAAAGTGCGTCTTGTTTAGTGTCTTTATTGGAAACTTGTTCCAACCATTCATCGTAACGATGTTGTGAAAGTTTATTTCTCATCAAACGGATATATTTATTCTCCATGTTTTGATGATAAGTTAATCCATTGTTTACTACTTGTTTGTAATAAGGATTTGTATTCTTTGCGAACTTCTTAATAGTATTATTATATATATTAATAGTTGGTTTAGTAGGAGGTGAAAGGTTGTTCGTAATATTCTTATTATCTGCGAATGTTTGTTCGTAGTTTTTGAACTTATCCAT